TTTACTGTATCCCCTTCAAGTACAACTAAACCATCCACACTGGCGCAAGCAGGTAACGGAGCGATCATTCAGGGACGACCTGATGACATCGGTGTTATCCAAGTTGGCAAGACAGCTGACTTCAGAACTGCATATGAAATGGCAGGCACACTTGAGCGTCGGCTTAGTGAAGCGTTCCTTGTCTTGAACATTAGACAGTCGGAACGTACTACAGCTGAAGAAGTTCGGATGACTCAGTTTGAACTCGAAAGCCAGCTCGGTGGATTGTTCAGCCTACTTACTGTTGACTTCCTAGTTCCTTATCTCAACAGGAAACTAGCTGATGCACAGAAGAAAGGAGAGATCCCCAAGATTCCTAAGAACATTGTCAAGCCAACAATCGTTGCAGGTATCAATGCCTTAGGTCGTGGACAGGATAGGGAAAGCCTCGGGCAGTTCCTAACAATCCTTGCTCAAACACTTGGACCTGAGGCAATCAACACCTTCATCAATACAGATGAGGTGATCAAACGCCTTGCTGCTGCACAAGGTATCGACGTACTGAACCTTGTACGTTCTATGCAAGAAGTACAGCAAGAAGCAGCTGCTGCACAGCAACAGCAAATGGCAATGCAACAGCAGCAAATGGACATTGATGCCATGAAGACACCTGCTATGGATCCATCAAAGAATGGTGAACTAGCAGCACAAGAGGCAGCAATGCAACAACAACCACCAATGTAATAAACAATAAATGGCAGAAGTAATGTCAATGCTCCCTGATGAAAATCAGGGGGAACTTAATGCAGATGAACAAGAGTCACTGCAGATTGGAGAACAGATGCAAGACGCGCAAGATCAAAGACTTGCGGGTAAGTACAAGAATGCTGAAGAGCTAGAAGCTGCTTACATTGAACTCCAAAAGAAACTTGGCAATCCCGATGAAAGGGCTAAGCCAACAAATACAGAAGAACCTGAACCAGCTGAAGAAGAGACTGAAGAAAATTCATCTGACACTTCACTGTTTGATCGTCTGTACGAAGAATCAAAAGGTGAGAACTTTAACGAAGATACGTTGAAGGAATTGGCTGAAGCCAATCCATCTGATCTAGCGAAGATGTACTTGGATTACAGGTACAACAATGCACCTAAGCAATTAACTGAATCTGACGCCAAACAACTTAAGGAGTCTGTAGGAGGAGATCAAGCTTACGTGGAAATGATGCAGTGGGCAGGTTCAAACCTGAATGAACAGGAGATCGGAATGTATGACTCAGTCATGGATACCGGCAACCCTGCTGCTGCATACTTTGCAATGCAGGCTTTGTCATATCGATATAAAGATTCGGTAGGTGTAGATGGAAACCTACTGCAAGGCAAAGCATCTGGTGAGACTACACAAGGGTTCAAGAGTCAGGCAGAAGTGGTTAATGCAATGCAAGATCCACGATATGACCGTGACCCTGCCTATCGCCAAGAGGTGATGGCAAAGCTTGAAAAATCAAACGTCCAATTTTAATTAACTACCCTTATATTTACAATGAAAAAAATTATCGCAATTCTCTCAGCCGCTGCATTGGGAGCACCCGCCATTGCTGGTCCTTATGCCAACGTAGAAGCTAACTCTGGTTGGTCTGGAACCGATTACGGTGGTACTGTAATTGATAATCACCTCGGTTATGAAGGTGACAACTGGTACATCCAAGGTGGTCCTTCTATTGTTTCCCCTGATGGTGGCGACAGCACTGTTGAACTGTCTGGCAAGGCAGGTGGTGGTGTTCCCCTGACCGAGAACCTGTCTGCTTACGGTGAAGTCTCCTTCATCACTGGCGATGACAACAATGGCTATGGCACAAAGGTTGGTGTTAAGTACAACTTCTGATGAACGACACACAAATCTGGCCCACCGAACCTCGTATGTACACACAAGAAGTAACCGTGACTCACAACGAAAAAGCTGAAATGCTCAATGGACGCCTTGCAATGCTTGGTGTTATTGCAGCCATTGGATCTTATGTAACTACAGGTCAATTGATTCCTGGAGTCTTTTAAAAGCTAAATAGATTTAACGGAGGGTGCAATTCCCTCCCTAGCTATGGAGAGCCAACTCCTAAAAATGGTCTTACTTACCGGCGACATAGACATGAACTCTTATTTTAATGACGACCTTTTCAACACTTACACAACGACGTAATTCAGCGTGGGAAAACTTCTGCGAGTGGGTTACTTCTACAAATAATAGACTCTATGTAGGCTGGTTCGGGACACTAATGATCCCCTGCCTGCTTGCAGCAACTACTTGCTTCATCATTGCATTTATTGCAGCACCTCCCGTTGATATTGACGGTATTCGTGAGCCTGTATCTGGCTCTCTTCTTTATGGAAATAACATCATCTCCGGCGCTGTCGTGCCTAGCAGCAACGCCATCGGTTTGCACCTGTACCCAGTGTGGGAAGCGGGTTCTTTGGACGAATGGCTTTATAACGGCGGACCGTACCAGCTGGTGGTCTTCCACTTCCTGCTCGGTATCTTCTCTTACATGGGACGCGAATGGGAACTTAGTTACCGACTGGGAATGAGGCCCTGGATTTTTGTTGCGTACTCTGCTCCGGTCGCTGCGGCGACTGCTGTCTTTCTTGTTTATCCCCTTGGACAAGGTAGCTTCTCTGACGGTATGCCTCTTGGCATTTCCGGAACCTTCAACTTCATGCTGGTATTCCAAGCTGAACACAATATTCTTATGCATCCTTTTCATATGCTTGGCGTTGCCGGCGTATTTGGTGGGTCTCTTTTCTCAGCTATGCATGGTTCTCTGGTCACGTCTTCCTTGGTCCGTGAGACTACAGAAGATATTTCACAGAACTATGGTTATAAGTTTGGACAAGAGGAGGAAACTTACAACATTGTTGCGGCACACGGTTACTTTGGGCGACTTATCTTTCAGTATGCGTCTTTTAATAATAGCCGTAGTCTTCACTTCTTCCTCGCTGCTTGGCCCGTCGTGGGCATTTGGTTCACTGCCCTTGGTGTTTCTACTATGGCATTTAACCTGAATGGCTTTAACTTTAACCAGTCAGTCATGACACAACAGGGGCAAGTAGTTAATACTTGGGCTGATGTATTGAACCGTGCAAACCTTGGCTTTGAAGTCATGCACGAAAGGAATGCACATAACTTCCCACTTGATCTAGCTGCTGCTGAGACTACAAGTGTTGCACTGGTAGCTCCTTCAGTTGGATGATTATTGCTGTAGGAACATTGGTAACCCTGTCGGTTGCCTCTTATATCTTTTGGGACCATAGACCTAGTTCACCTAGGCATAAAAAAGTCCGTTCATCTTCTTAATTATGGAATACGAGATTAGAGTTAATGATGCCTATGTTGACTTGATGCACAAAGCTGTTGCATTCTATTTAGAGCAATGGCCAGGTGGTGATCCAGCTGAGCAACAAGCAATGCTGGTACTTAAGAAACAACTAGACAAACTGAAACTGGAAGTCTTGTTCGACACGATGTAGAAGACGCATGCTACTAACAGTATGGAACGGGACTGTTAGATCTCTTCGGAGGTAAACATCATGGTACGTATCGCTCGTCGTTACGTGTATCGCGGTGTCGCATACACCAAGTGATTAGTTAAGGCTAACAGGGAGGTTCGAGTCCTCCCTCACTTATTGGCTTTGGCCCTTACGAGGATACCCTTAGCCGTCTAGACGGTGGGATAGACCACAACATACAACTAAATAACTCAAAGATCTTTGAGAGTCGATTAATACACTCTCTTTAAAATGGCACAACAAAATTCTGCCCTGACTACCGCTCTTACACAGGTAGGTCAGGCTAATCTTTCCGGCGATAAGCGGGCTTTGTATTTGAAGCTCTTCTCTGGTGAGATGTTCAAAGGCTTCCAGCATAACGCGATTGCTCGCGATTTGATCATGAAGCGTACACTGAAGAACGGCAAGTCTCTTCAGTTCATCTATACCGGTCGCACCAAAGCTGAGTACCATACTCCTGGAAATGCGATTCTCGGTAACACTGACGGTGCGCCGCCAGTGGCAGAGAAAACCATCACGGTTGACGACCTGCTGATCAGCTCAGCTTTCGTTTATGACCTTGATGAGACTCTTTCTCATTACGACCTGCGCAGCGAAATCAGCCGCAAAATCGGCTACGCCCTCGCAGAAAAGTATGACCGCTTGATCTTCCGCGCTATTGCTCGCGGTGCTCGTGCTGCTTCCCCTGTTAGTGCAACTAACTTTGTGGAGCCCGGTGGTACACAGATCCGTGTTGGTTCTTCTTCCAACGAATCTGATGCATTCTCTTCTTCCGCACTGGTTGCAGCCTTCTATGACGCTGCAGCTGCAATGGATGAGAAGGGAGTTTCTAGCGATGGCCGCTGTGCTGTCCTGAACCCCCGTCAGTACTACGAATTGATCCAAGCTGTTGGTTCCAATGGCCTCGTAAACCGTGACGCTCAGGGCACTGCTCTGCAAGGCGGCAACGGCGTTATCGAGATCGCTGGTATCCACATCTACAAGTCCATGAACATCCCGTTCCTGGGCAAGTACGGCACCAAGTATGCCGGCACAACTGGTCAAGTATCTCCTGGCAATACCGGTGACTTCATCGGTCCTGCTCTTGAGGATGCTTCCGGTGCCTCTACTGGCATCAACAATGACTACGGTACTGCTTCCGAATTCGGTGCAGTTTCTGCTGGTCTTATCTTCCAGCGCGAAGCTGCTGGTTGTGTTGAAGCTATCGGTCCTCAGGTCCAAGTAACCAGTGGTGACGTATCCGTCATCTACCAGGGCGATGTGATCCTGGGCCGACTTGCAATGGGCGCAGACTACATCAACCCTGCTGCAGCTGTTGAGCTGTATGTGGGTGGTACTGCACCTTCTGCATTCTGATTTTTATCAACTATTGGGGTCTCTTCGGAGGCCCTTTTTTTTAATTTTTAACTATGGCTTTTCCTACCACTAATGCCCAGCGAGAGCTGCCAGCTGTAAATACAATTCTGCAGTCATGTGGTCAAGCGCCTGTGACAACCCTAGATCAAACCAACCCGGACGTTGCGATTGCCTATCAGACTTTGTTAGAAGTCTCACGGGAAGTACAGGCGGAAGGATGGTCATACAACAAGGAGTATCACTATGACATGACTCCTGATACAAACAAACAAATTCCTATTGCTAATAACATCCTGCAAATCGACGCAACACGCAACGCAGCAAATGTTCAGATTGATGTTGTGCGTAGGGATGGCAAGCTATATGACAAAGCGAACCACACTTACGAGTTCGCAAACAAAGTATCTTGTGACATTGTTTGGCTACTTGATTGGGTAGACATCCCAACACCAATTGCTGATTACATTGTAAGCAGAGCTGCTGCAATTGTTTCTAGTCGATTGGTTGGTGACGCTGAGCAATACGAAATTCTTCAGCAGAAAGAACAGTTCAACAGAGCAATGGCTTTGGAGTACGAATGTAATCAAGGTGATTACACATTCTTTGGACATTCAGGCGATACAAATACATACAACAGCTACAAACCGTACAACGCTCTTTATCGATAAATGCCTGCAGTAACTCAACGGATCTCTACTTACCTTGGTGGAGTATCGAAACAATCAGATGATAAAATGCTTCCAGGTCAGGTCCGTGAGTGCTTCAACGGATTCCCTGATGCAACATATGGTCTAACTAAAAGACCTGGGTTTAAGCACATTGCAAACCTGGGAACAGGTACAACGTATGATGATGCAAAGTGGTTCTATATCAACAGAGATAATGATGAGATCTACATTGGTTGCATCAAGGGGTCAAACATCTATGTATGGAATGCTTTAACTGGTGTTGCTTGTACAGTTACTTACGGTACAGGAGCACAGGCATACCTTTCAGGCACAAAATTAAATTACAAACTGCTGACTGTACAGGACACAACAATTGTAATTAACAATAATGTCACTGTTACGGCACAAGCTACTCCAACAGAAACTACTGATGCTGTCGGTACAATTGTTCTTGAAAACACAGTACCTGACGCTAAGTACTACATAGAGATTCAAGGAGTCGAATTTACAGTCACTGCAGATACAACGGACTTTTCATTTGATGATGTACTGACTGATAAAACTGGACATAACATTAAAGATGCGATTACGGATGGCATTGCTGCTCAGCAGACTGCAAGTAATGCAGATTTCGACGGCACATGGACAGTAGTAAGGAACGGTAGTTCTAGTCTTGATATCAGTCGTGTAGTAAGTGGTACGCCAACAACATTTACTTTGAAGGTAAGAGGTGGTGTATCAAATACAGGACTGAGTGCATTTCAAGATGAAGTGTCAAGTGTAGGACTACTACCAATCGAGTCATACCACGGTCATAAAGTAAAGATTGTAAATACAATTACAACTACCGATGATTATTATGCAAAGTTCACTGCTGATAATGGAGTAAGTGGTAGAGGTTTCTGGGAAGAAACTATTGGACCCAATGTATCTCCAGGACTTAACGACTCAACAATGCCACATGAGTTGATCAATAGTTCAACTAACAATTTTGTCTTTAGGCAAATTTCGTATGATGACAGATTGATTGGTGACGATACTAGTAATAGCCAACCAAGCTTCGTTGGAGAAAAGATTTCAGCTGGGTTCTTCCATAACAATCGACTGGGTTTTCTGTCAAAAGATAATGTGATCATGAGCCGATCTGGCAAGTATTACAACTTCTACTTCGAGACAGCACAAGCAACTCTTGATTCAGATCCAATTGACATCAGCTGCTCTTCAATCATCCCAACAGCACTGCACGCTGTTTTGCCTACAGCTCAAGGTGTAATCCTATTTTCAGCACGACAACAGTTCATCCTGTTCTCTGACAGTGGTGTGCTTACACCAACGCTAGCAACTATTAGAGCTATATCAAACTATGAAATGGACAACACTGTTGTGCCTGTGGATGTTGGTACTAATATCAATTTCATTAGTAAGACGCCTGGGTACTCACGAGTATTCAGCATGGTCACCAAGGGACAACAGCAGAACCCTCAAGTGCTTGACTTGTCGAGAGTAGTCAAAGAGTGGATCTCACCAAATATTGATCAGCTTATTGCTAGCCCTCAAAACTCAATGATTGCACTGTCGTGTCAATCAGAGAAAGAAGTGTATATCTTCAGATACTACACAGACGGTGAAAAGAATTTGATGGAAGCTTGGACTAGCTGGGTTATGCCCGGTACTACACAGTTCCTGAATATTGACTCAGACGACATGTATGCAGTCACTAAGCAGGGCAACCAAGTAACGCTGTTAAAAGCAGTCCTGAGCCAAAGTCCAGATCAAGCAATCATTGTCAACAACAAAGGTCAGCGAGTCAATCCTTCAATGGATCTCTACGCAACAGCATCTAGCGTTGTGTATGACTCAGTAAATAACCTAAGCAAGTGCTACCTACCCTATAACGACGTTTCAGAACTAACTCCAGTACTGATCATCAAAGGTAATACAAGTACAGGAACATTTGTTGAATCAGGTTTTACCATCACACCTGCAAGAGCAAGTGATAACACAGGTCCATATTTTATTGTTCCTCAAAAAGATCTAACATCAGTTGCAGGAGATGTGATCGTAGGGTTCAAATACAACCTTGATGTACATCTACCAACAACGTACTACAGACCCGATGCAGAAGGAAAACTATCCGACTTCACTGCAAACCTAACTATTGGAAGGATGAAGTTCTCTGTTGGATTGTCAGGTGTTATGAGCTTTAAAATCAGACAATTAGGAAGGATACCTTATTCAGTTCTGTACACAGGAGATGGATCTACAACTACATTCAATTTTAATAAAAAAGATTTAGACTACGAAGACAGAAGTGATGTAAAAGTCACTGTCAATGGTATTGCTACTACAGCTTATAACTTCAGTAACGACACGACGATTGTATTTAACACTGCACCTGCAGCTAACGCAGCAATCAACTTCTACATTGAAGATTGGTTTACTACCAACCCTGTGATTGAAGCTAATACATACTTGGCTAATGACGTACCACTAGACAACGAAACAGTCTTCGCTGTACCAATCCATCAACGAACCGAGAATTTTAAAGTAAGGATGTTCAACAACACACCATTCCCAGTTGCAGTCAACGCAATGATGTGGGAAGGCAGCTACACACCTAGATTCTATAGGAGGAAATAATGCCATTAAGTTTTATTACTGGCGATACGGCAGGAGCACGGAACCGAGAAGCGGTTAGGCAAGAAGGAAAGGAATATAGAGCTGCAAAAGAGAAGTGGAGATTCGCCGAGAATCAACGCAAAGAAGAATACGAGTATGCCAAAACAACTCGTGACAATCAAATCAAAGACAATGAAGCAAACCTAAGATTCCAAGAAGAGAGTCTGATAAATGATTATAACTACAGGACGAATGTTCAAAACTATGAGTTTGACATTGCAAACAGAGCATATTATAGATCAGTAAGTCAAGCTGCTAAGCAAAAAGAATACAACCAAATGGCAGCAGAAAATGCCAATATGGAGCAGGACTTGAAACTAAGGGATGATCTCTTAGGAGTAATGTTTGACGAATCAGATTCAATGCTTAATTACATAAGCAAATCATCTGGGTTTACACTTACAAAGAATAAAAGGATAAATGACGCTAATTTTAAACTCGCTGAGGTTGAACAAACATTCCGAGGACAATTAGGTGAATACCAATTAGAACGGCGAAAGCAACGGTCTCAAAGCCAAATTGAATCTCAAAGCGCGATTGTAGCCGGTATGAAATTAGCTGGTGAGATTAGAGCTAAAGCTGGTGCAGGACGCTCTGGAGCAAAGGCTGTGCTGGGAGTGATGGCTGAATCAGGAGCAACACGAGCAGCAATTGCAAATGGATTGATGTATGCAGAGCAGGGTATTGATCTAGGCATTGCTCAGATAAAGGATATGCTAATCCTGGATCAAACTATGGTCCTAGCTGCTAAAGATTTTGCCGAGAATGATTATGACCTCTCAAGCAGTACATTAGATGCAACGCGAGATACAGATAAAATCAAGATAGCTGCATCAAGACAGAGTATTAAAGACCGAGACAAGGTCGTTAGGAGAATAATTGAAACACAACGGGCACAAGCGGATCTTAAAGCTGAATCTTCTGTATTGATGAGACCAGAACGGCTACCCTCTATGCCAGATCCTAGAACAAGGTTTGCTAAGTATGACAACCCGGCTACTGAAGATTACGTAGAAATGCTGCTTAGGCCAACTATTACAGAATTCCCTGAATACAGGCCTACAAGGGAACCAGAAAGAGATGATTTTAGAGGTCCAAGGGAAAATGTAGGGATGTCTACTTTCGGAGACATACTGGGTTTTGCTGGAATGGCTGCTGGTGGTATTGGAGCTTTCGGAGCAGGTCTTGGAATGTTCAGTAGCGCTACAGGAACAGGAGCAGCCTGGTCTGCGGCTGGTGCTTCACTTTCAGGTTTGAGCAAAAGTTTTTATCCTAGGGGTTATTAATAGATGGCACAATTTAGAAAAGCCTCAAGAGAAGGAAGCTTCTCAGCAAAT